TCCCCGCGGGTTAGTGCGATGTGACTCAGCGTATTTCTACTACCAAGCCTGGGTACCACCCCTGGACAGTCCAGTTCGACTCTTTTGGTAGGAGCCTCTTCCTGGCACTATAAACAAAAAGTAATTAGTTTTTTGTTGCTTATATACTTAATATAACAGACTTCTATATAGAAGTCAACCTTTTGTTTACCAAAATGTTATATTTTTTGAAGTCTTGGGTCTGAACTTAGTATGTTCTTATCAGCTCTTGGTCTAGAAACACGAGTTTCAAGCATTTTTTTCAATATTGCCTTGTGTGCTAGTTTTGTTTTGATTTTTTTACGAGCTATTTCGAAGTCTTTGTGATTCATAACACTCTCCCTTTTACAGTTAAGTGCGTTCCTTCGCATAATGCTACTTCCGGGCTAGTTGCCTGAACGTAATACTATTTAGTATCTAGTACTTGAATAAATTCGTTTTCTCTGTCCAAATATTTAAAGTCAATCTTTACGGGATCAAACTTTTCTAGTGCATCAAATACTATTCGTGTGTCTAACTCTCCGCAAGTATAGACGTCTAATTGCATTAATTTTGGAGATTGTTCGTCCCATATGTGTATTGCTACATGTGATGTTTCAATAATAGTAACACAAGTAAATCCTTTGTTACCTTCCATATCACAATACTTAACATAAGGTCCCATCATAATCTTCATACCAATGTCTCTAATTAAGTTAGAAGCCCAATCAGTAATAGTTTGTTCGTATATTGGAGGATTACTTACTTCTGCTCGTACTATTAAATGTTTATGTTTCATAAGTCTTTGTTTATGTATAATTTATACCTTATTTGAAACAAAAAGTCAACCAGAAAATTTAGTCAATAAAAAAGGGCGACAAAAGCCGCCCTTTTTATAATTCTAAGTCTAAACTTAACTAAAAGAAAGATTGTTAGTTGTTACTTCAACCTTCTCTAAGTAGTCTGCTGCATTACCAAGTGATGAAGCAGTGTTGCTTAGTTCTACATATCCGTATCTAGTCATGAAACTCACAACTGGCTCGAATGATGTTGGATCTAGTACAACGCCACTTGACATTAATGGAATGTATGGGCAATAAAACGCCGCTGCGTCTGATTCTGAAGAACCCTTGTAACCTACAAGTACATCATCATCAGCTGCATATGTGTTAACATATACACGCATTGCATTGTTTAATGTTCCAACAAACTTAGTGTTTGTAGGTGCTTCAAATGCACCTTCAGTTGTTCTTGCGAACGCTGAAGTTGTTGCTGACTGTAATACAGTTAGCATTGCAGGTGAAACAACAGCCCAGTTACCAGCACCACGACGTGTACGCTGTGCAATTCTGTTTGCAGCTCTGTTAACTAGAACAGCTAAAGCAGCATGTTCGTCGCCAACGAAAGTAGCAGTACCAGAAACAGCAGCTTGATCGTATGTGTCAGTACCAGTACCTGCAAGTGATGCAAGTGATCCTAATACTTCCTGGTCGATTTCAGCAGTAATTTCTTGTGCTAAAGCAGCCATAATTTCTGCTTCAACATCAATACCGTGTTGTGACTGTGCGTCCTGTGCAGATTCAAAAGTCCAGCGAGCTGATAGCTTTCTAGTTTTTGCTTCTACAGTTTGTTTCAAGATTTGAATTGATAATCTATTACCAGCTGAACCCTCAAGTGCAGCAGTTGCATCAGCTTTACCTGATGTTGCGTTACCTGAATATGCTTCAGCAATCTTGAATGGAGATAGAGCCTCTTCACCAGCTACAGCACCGCTTGCGCCTGTGCCTACTGTGTCTGAGTATCTAACTCTTAGTGTGTGGATTTGTCCCACAGGTCCAGTCATCGGTTGTACACCAACGATTTCGTTAGCAATGACGGTCGGCATGACACGTCTGATAACTGGTAAAATAACTCTGTTAAGAGTTGCAACGTTACCGGCAGATGTAGCACCAGCAGTAGCGGTTTCAGCCAAATACTTTCTAGTATTTTCTAGGGTTGAAGCCATTACAGATTTCTTGTTGCCGTTAAGGCCTTCAAGAAGAGCTGATTTTGTATCTTGCCAGCGGTTTTCTAGTAGTTCTGACATTTTTGTTCTCCTTATTTAAGTCCAGCTAAACGGCGAATGTCTAATACATTATCGCTGTTGTCAGCTTGTTTACTGGTTTCATTTCTATTGCCTGTTATCTCTGTGCCTTCTGTTAGTTTTGCCTTTTTAGCTGGAGTATTACCGTCAATTACTGCCGGGATGTATTTGTCAAACGCTGACTTTAATTTAGGCGTCTGAACTGATTCCAGTAAATCAATCATAATTTCTTTTTGTGCCTTGTTCAAAGGCTCAATAAGTTCATTGATTGTTTTCTCGCGGTTAGTTGTTTCAACTAAACGTTTGATTTCTTGATCTTTAGTTTCAGCTAATTTAACAGCTTTTGTTGCCATTACTTTTGCTTCACTTATTTGTTTGTCTTTTACATCAACTATTTTCATTAACTTAGAAGTTTCTGATTTTTCGTTAAGGTAGCTGTTGCTATATTCAGCAGCAAAAGCTTCAAACATTTTGCGACCAAAGTCGTTTTTACGTGCAGCTTCGATATCTTCTTTAAGTTGTCCAATTTCATTGTTAAGAGTTTTCTCAACAATAGTAGATACTTTGTCTGCAGATTTTGCAATAAAGTCCTTTCGAACTTTTCCAAATTGCGCTTTAGCTTCACGAATTAATCGGACTTTCGTTTCAGCTAAATCTTTTTTGTCTTCGTTAAACTCTGCTATTTCTTTGGATAGTGCTTCAACGATGAATTCCTCAAGCATTTTGAACTTGTCAGCCATGCCTTTCTGGTCTTCATGAAGTTCTGAAACTTCTTTAGAAAGTTGTCCTACGACAAAGTCCTTAAGTAAATCTGCATTTTCACGCATTGCAATAGCATATTTGGCTTTCGCCTCAGCTAGTTGCTTACGATCATCTGCAAATTCTTGAATTTCAGTTGCTAGGCGTTCTGATAACATACTATCAATAGCTTCCACCATTGTAGATTTGTCATGCTCGTACTTTTGAGCGAACTCTTCGCGCAGCTCAGCAGTTGCAGCCTGGCGATTTTCTTTCACCTTGCTGTTCCAAGCTTCTTCAATTTCGTGACGCACTTCTTCTGAAACAACATCGTTTTCGAAAAGTGTTTTTAGTGCATCTATCATTTGCTTCTCCTGTTATTGGAGTCTACTGATCATATTGATCAGAGATTCTTTTAAGTATTTTTGTGCCTTGGGGTCTTCTTTTGTTGCCTGTGCAAGTTCGTAAGCCTTATATCCTCCGCGAGCGTTCATTAGATGCTCGTAAATCGGTGTAGGATAAGCACCAGGGGCGCTAGGCTGAGCCACAACGTCCACAGTGATTATTTCAAAATCAGAGACTTCATTGCTTCCGTCTTCTGATACATTACCTGAACCCCTAGATGAAACACCTAGTTTAACGCCGCTTTCAAGCATTGTTTTAACTAGTTGTCCCATCGGAGTTGGTAGAATTTTAAGTTTACCATAACCGTTTGCGCCATCCATCCAGCATTCGCTGATCATATGACTCACACGGTCCAAGTTAATATTAAGTCCTTCTGGGTGATCGACTTCTCCGAGTACACTATATCCTCCGCTAATTTGTTCGCTGAGTGTTTTGACAGCCCTGCCAATTTCATTTACAGGATACACACGCTTATTAGCATTGCGTACTCCGCCTTGTATCATGATACCTTTCATGAACAAGTCTTTTCCTTCGTTGGCATTCTCAACTACAATTTGAGCTTGGTCGAATGTCAAGTGTTCTCGTAAGTTTTTCATTCAGATCTTCCTAAAATTTAGCCGCCAATTACAGGTTTCTTATTAGCTGCTGTGTCGCCTGCGCCTTTTTTCTCAGCACCGTGGCCTTTTGGCATTGCTTTGTTTGACTTAGCTGCTTTACCGCCAGGTACATTAACATTTCCAGCATTTTCCTCTTTAGTTGAGTCTGATGCTAGTCCGCCACCTGCGCCTTTTGAGTCAGCTTCGCCGCCTGCTACCAAGTTTGAAGCATTTCCGCCCATGTCGTTTTTACCTGCTACGATTGACTTTGAGTTTGCACCGTTGTCGCCCATCTTAGCTGATACTTTTTCAACATATTCACGCATTTGCTCCGTTGCTGATTTTTCAGAATCGTCTTCTGCTTCATCAACTTCTTCGTCTGATGTTTCGTCGACTTCTTCATCTGCAGCTTCTAACTCTACTGATTCTTCTTCAGCATCGTCTTCACCTTCGTCACCAGCGTCCATATCCATGTCGCCCATGTCGTCTGCAGGTGCATCGTCACCTTTATTCATCATGTCTTCGAATTCTTTTTTAAGATCATCTAAAGCATCTTCTAAATCTACTACACGATCTTCGATGTCTTCGTCATCGCCAGCATCCATGTCCATTTCAGCGTCATCGCCGCCCATGTCATCCATGTCGCCGCCCATGCCCATTTTGTCCATCATGTCATCGCCTGCGTCACCTTCAGCTGGTTCTACTTCAAATTCGTCAAGGTCAAAGTCTTCTTTAACTTCTTCGTCTTTGTCGTCATCTTTATCGTCATCTTTCGATGCTTCATCTACTTCTTCATCTTTCGATGCTTCATCTACTTCTTCATCAGTAGTTTCGTCAACTTCTTCATCATTAACATCATCTGTTAAAAGATTTTCGTAGATATCTCTTGATTTTTCTACCACAATTTCGTGGAATAGATCTTCTGCACCTGTTTTGTCATTATTGACTAGGCGCTCAAGCATTTCTTCAAATTTATTTGCTTTTGCCATTTTATTCTCCTATAAATGTTTGTTTGTTTACCTAAGGCTAGGCTGTCATATAATATTTAACATAAAGGGTAAAAAGTACGTAGAAATAGGCCAAAAACAGCCCGTTTTTATACATCAGCTCAAATCGAACTGAATTTTGAAGTGTTTTACATCAATTTCACTGTAGTTGTCAAATTTATTTAGTTCAGGAGGAGTGTAATTATCTGCTGCTTTAACTCTTATAAATTTAGTGTTTTTGTAAGTTGTCATGATTGTTTTTGTTTGTCTAAGCCAATTTCCAAAGAATGTAGCACCATCATAACTCTTTTTGTAGTTAGGTGTATCAGCGTATATGTTATTAAATTTTTTATCTTCACCTAATCCTGCAAAATCAAAACCTAATATATAAATTTTTTCATATCCGTGTTGTGCCGCAAGCCATAATGCTGTAGGACCACTTGACCATCCTTTGCTTGGTTGAAATAAGTTTAAATTTTTCATATGTGTATATGCTTTGTTAGGATTAGTCCATACTTCGTTGTTATATTGATATCCTGATTTGTTAATTTCAAGTACCATCTTAACATCTACTGCAACTAGATAGTCAGGACTAAATGTTCTGTATAATGCATTACAGCCATAAGTTTTTCCATATGGAACTAATTCTTTTGAATATACTGATGAACGGCTTGTGCCGTTACCTAACACAAAACACATGTTTGATTCTGCGCCGTTAGTCTTTTTAAATTTGTGTGCTTGTTTTTGACTTCGTGAAACTTCTTTTTCGATACGTCGACGTTCTCGAATTATTTGCCACTCTTCTTTTGTATATTGCGACTTATCTAATTTTGCCATTAAACACCGGCAGCGGCCTGGGCAGCTATTCCATACATTTGTCTAACAAAGTCCATTTCTTTGGACTTCTCTTTAGTATGTAGCTCGCTTGCTTTCCGTGCTCGGTTTATTTGGCCTAGTGTTAATCTAGTTTTTCTTGTATCATCTAGATCAATTATCGAATCATCATGCTGAGGTTCGTACCTATCATCTTTAATAGGTTCAATTGTTTCTTTGTCAAAATAAAATAGTTCTCTCAGTATCATGTTAGTATTTATACCTTAAATGGTTTGTTCGCCGCCTGGGGCTGCGGCTGCGCCGCCAACGTCTGCACCTGTTGCAGTTTCAGGTGGAGCTGCATCTTCACCTGGAGCACCTGGTTCACCATCGATATCTGCAATATCTTCTGCACCAGACACATCAGCACTAATTCCTGCTGAGCTAATTCCTACACTTCTTAATTCGCCTGAAGCATCTGTTGGAGCAGTTTGTAATGTTTCATCATTTTCTTCTCTCCATAGACGTTCATTCTCTGCTATTTCTTCTTGACTCATTCCTAGGAAACGTTCCATTGCAAAACGATTTGAAATATAAGGTATAGCACTCATTTGTGTGTATGTTGGAACTCTGCTGTTATCTAATTCTGCTTGACGATAACTTGCAAAGTTTTGTGGTGGTGTAAACTCAATATCAAACATATTTGTATCAAGATTTGCACCTTTTTCTAAAATGTATCTTTTAAATTCTTGGTTAAACTCTTCAGCAATCAACCCCTGTAAACGTTCACAGTATGTGTTAAATCTTAATTCCTGTATAAATGCTGTCCCGACTCTTCCATCATTGTAGCTTGAAGTTGCATCGTCAGCGCCTGTAGGCAGGTAGCTGCTAGGGATTCGTAAGCCGCGTACGAGCTTATTAGTAAAATATCTAAGGTCATCAATTTCTCCTAGGTTAGTACCTCCTGGTAATGTTTCAACTTTTGAACCACGTCCTTCAGCAGTTTGTGGAAAGAAGTAGTCTTCGTTAATTGACAACGGATTGTAAGAACTGTCTATGACATTAGTGCCTCCGCCTGTCTGCGATGGGATACGTCTCTGATGTATTTCCGTCTTAACTCTTTCAACAAATTGCATCGCTAGGTGCGATGGCATGTTGCCCACATCAACGTAGAAAACTCTGCGCTCTGGCGCACGTTGGACACGATATATAATAATCGCATCTTCAAGTAATTCTTTTTGTTTGTATACTTTAAATATTGTTTCTAATAAACTGTTACCAAAAGGAAAGTTGTTGTCTAAACCTTCACTTAAACTTAGATGTACAACATGTTCTGCGTCAATAGCCATTTCGCCTTCTTCAACAGAATATCTACTTCCAGTTTGTTGTGCCGCATTGCCAACCATTCCTCTGCCGCCACCTGTAGGATAATTTGCTCCGCCACCTTGTATATTACCACTTGTAATATGTGGAGTTGTAGCAACCATTTCTTTAAAGTTTAAATTAATATCTTTAATAATATATTGTTCAGGTTTTTTACCTTCTGACTCGTTAACAATAATACGTGTAAGTTTTGCAGGATCAACATGAAACCATTTTTTAGTTTCTGGATCTCTTAAAAATATTGCATCGCCGTATTTGAATACATTTCTAAATATTCTAAACATACGTGTTTCAAAATTATTAATTTTACACCATTGTTTTAAATATTCGCCTAAAATTTTAGTTTCTGAATTTGTAGGTGTTTTATGAAATGCAAGATTAAAGTTTGTACTGTTTGTATCATTCTTTTGGGTACAAAATTCTGCTAGAATATCAAGGGCAGCATTTACCTCTGAATCTAAATCCATGGTATTATATTGTCCGTAGCGTTCTACTCTGTTAGGAGATCCTACATATACATCTGGCAAATAAGAACTATAGTTTGATCTTGCAGGTCCTGGTCTTGAACTAGCATTAGCACCATTAATAGGACTGTAAGATCCAGATGTGTTATCACCTGTAGATACTGGTGTAAAGTATTTTTTCCAACTCATTATACATTAACTCCTTTAAACACATTACCAACGGATGCCCTATTCGCTTTTAATTGTTTGTTATTCACGCTCAATTGCGTATTATTTATTCTTATTAATTGTAACACGTTTTGGTTCAGGCTGTCAAGTGAATTCTGCAATCCGTTCATATTTCCGCCACCAACTGTCGCTTTTTGCATAGAAGCAAGTGCTTGATCCACTTTTTGTGTGTTTTCTGACGAGCTATCTTTAGTATTTTGAGTATTATCTGTTCTTTGTGACACACCTAGTACATTTTTAAGTGATGTGCCTATTGCAGCCATGCTCTGTTGTCCTTCTTCAGATGCAAGTGATTGTCCTAATGCTTGTGCCTGTCCTAACAAGCTACCCATCTGCTTCTCAG